ATCTTCATCTTCTGATAATTTTTGTTCTATAATATATTTTTTTAATGTTGGCACAGACTCAACACTACCAATAGATTTAAAGGCTTCTATATCTCTTGTAAGATATGCGTAATCATCTACGACTATAATATTTTTTTTAATATCTTCTACGACTTGATCTTTAGCTTTGTTATCATCAATACCATTAATAATATAAATATTATAAAGTTTTCCCGCATAAGATTTTACATCACCAATATTAGTCGCTTTAATTTGACCAAATTCTTCTTCAATCTCTTCTAATGTTTTTCTTCTTTGTTTACTTGCACCTTTAACTAAATTAGCTTCATAATTAATTTCAAAATCTTTTGCAGCTTTTATTGCTTGAAAATCATTCATGCCTAATATTTTTTTATTAATGATAATATTTTTATAAAATCTTTCTTGTTCATCAGTAGTGTAAACATTTAACCTTCCAGTTTTATCAGCAATTTCTGCTACTTTGACCGCTTCTTTTAATACTTTGGGTACATCAGCATCAGAGTCAAAAGTTGTCGTTGAACCTGTATTAAAACCTGATTCAATTAAATTTTTATAACTAGGTGACACAATTCCATTCCTAGAAAAACCTTGATCTACGAGAGCAAAAGTTGCTTGTGGTGAAAGTTTATTATTTTCTGCTTGTTTAAATAAAACGTTTTCTAAACCTTTTAAAACTTTTTTTTCAGATGTTTTTTTGTATGTTGTATCAATCGTAGAATTTACACCTTTAAGTAAATTACCAACATGAAAATTAGTTTCAGAAGTTTCTGCAACATTACTTTGTAATTTTATTATTTTTTTTGTAATGTTTCTGAATCAATTTTTGATTTATCAGATTGTTTTATTAATTTTAATGCTGCACCATATTGTTCTCTTGCAATAAGTTTATCTACATCAATCATTAAAGAATCCGTTTCTATTTTTTTTGTTGCTTGTGACAACCAAACTTTTCCAAGATTATGTGTATTTTCATATTCTTTAGCTAATTCAATTCTTTGTTGTTTCTTTTGATTTTTTATTTCTGGATTTTCTGTTATAGAGTATTCATTTGCAAGAGTAGTCTGACCTGTAGAATAAACCTCTTTGCTTTCTCCTTCAAAAGCCTTAAAAGAATTTTTTTTAATATTATAAATATCTTCTGCTTGTTGAGCATCAAGAAGAAGATTTAATCTTTTTTTAACTCTTCTGTTTTTTATTTGAGATAATTGTTGTTTTTTATATTCTCCAAAATCTTTTTTATAACCATCTACTGAACCAAATTCATCTGAATTATTTTTGTATTTATCAATAACCTTTTGAGATTCAGATTTCATTTCATAAAATTTTTTAGTGCTTTCTAATTTTTCATTATTATCTCTTTGTTTAATATAATAATCTTCAGCTGCTTTTCCTAATGGTCTTAATGCACCTGCTACTGTTCTAAATGGAGATACTTGTATATTAGTTGTTACTGAACCTGTTTCTGTCGTAGGTCTTGTTTGTGCTGTATATGTAGGTATCTTTGGCATTATCCGTACATCCTCATTAGACTTTCTCCTGCTTTTGCGTATCCTGCTATTTCAGCTTGTCTTGCTTCCATTTTAGCGAGGTCTCCTTGCATACGAGCAAAATTAGCTTTTTCAAGTTCTTGACTTTGTTTTACTTTAGAATTGTAAGCCATAACTTGTTTTTGTATTTCTGATTGTTCAGCATTATATCTTAACACTCTCAAGCCTGATCCAGATAAATCTGCTCCAGATTTTAAAATTGCTGTTGTTGTTTTAGCTTGTAATTGTTCAAAACTTTGTTCAAATCTTGCAATATCAAATTCTAATTGTTCTTCTATTCTATCAGCTTCCTGTTCTTTAACTTTTGCATTTCGCTCTTGAACAGATTGGTTGAATTTCCCAATTGCTTTTGCTTGTCTAGCACCTGCAATATCAAATACATAACTCATTTAAAATATCCTCGCATATCTGTATTGGTGTGAACTATCAAAACCATAGTGTTTCATTAGACCTTCATTTTCTAATCCTAACCATTCTGCAAATCTTATACCTTTATCAAAGTCTGATCTTACAGCGGTCTGAACTCTTTTAATATTATATCTTTTTGCAACTTTGGCAAAATCTTTTTTAATTGCACGAGCAACTGATAATGGATGATTCCAAACATCTTGTGTTGCAATCACCCAACCCTCTGCTACCCCATGCCAGAGCATTTTCATACCAGCAGCAAAGATTGGTTTCTTACCAATGATACCTGTAAAAGATAAATGATCCTCCACTAGGTTCATGGCATCTAATTCAAATTCAGCATCCTTATCCATTAACGCATGGTTCATTTGACATGATAGTATAAATCTTCCATGTTCAGAAGTGTAAGGTACTATATGTAGTGTATTATCCATCATTTGTTTGCAATCTAGGATATAACGATAAAAGGGTTAAAGGTAAAGGTTGAGTTTGTCTTACAAACACAAAACCATCTGTTTCATAGTTACCTCTAAATTCTACTTCCTTATCTCCTGTAAATACTGGTAAAGCATTATCCATATCATTTGCAGATGATCTGAATGGTATGCGTTCCATATTATTTAAATCTGGTCCAACTTCTATTCCAACTGTTTCAAACATTCTTATGGTAATGTCGTATATTCTTTTTGTTTTACCTTGAGATGTTCCATTTTGAGAACCTGCATCTAGTCTCATTGTTGTGAGCAAAGAAGTATAAGCTAATCCTATTTTAACTTCTGTTGCGGAACGATCTAAAGTTACAGATCCAGAACTCACAGTCTTGTCAGGATGTGTTGCACCATTGGTTAATATTGAAACAGTTTGTCCCTCAAGGTGTGATAAACCAGATATACTGGTCGCTGCAGATCCTGAATAAGTTAATTGACTATCTAGAAAATTAAAAGATGTATTATCTGTTTCATCAAAATCAAAAGTGTTTAACACTTCTACATATCTTTTTGTTGATCCATTGATTGTTCTTTTTACAATAACATAGACTTCATACTCTGTATCATCAGTTGGAATCACTGCTACGCTTTCACATACAGCTTTACCTTCATCAGTCTTTGCTAATCTAGTCGCATCATCTAAAGATGTGATTGTTAAAAATCCTGTAGATATTGGTGTTGTTTCTGTAATCGTAACCACATTACTACTCACTGTTGCTGTAAAATTAGAATCAGCATTTATTAATGTTTTTAAATTTGTTGCTGTTTGATTGTTGCTTGTTTCAGTATGAAACTTACCAGATACATCAGTTGTAGAAGATGTGAATGTAACTTGAGTTCCGTCTGCTTTTGTTAAAACAATTCTTGTTCCGTTTGCTATGTTTGCATAATCAGTCACTGTAATGGTAGCATTACCAAATCTACCACCAAAGATATGTCTATGCCAAGCTGTAACCTTTTGTTCTCTTTGATAAGTCAGTGCAATAAGTTCACCATCGTTTCTTGTTGCATACACAATTTGATTGGGTTCTTGTTGATATGCCATTTGAGTTAGTCCACCTTCTGTAACGTGTTCTGCAAGGATCGTCATATCAGGTGCAATATAACCATCTACATCAAAGTTGTAAGCAAGTTCTCTAATCTTTCTTTTTGCACGTTGAAGAAATAAAGTTGCGTTACCAACTGCAATCGCATCTACGTTTGCTGCACCATGATTAGATTGTTTTTTGATAAGTATATTAGTCGGTGTTATTGCAACATCAGTTCCACCTCCACTTACTACAAACTCACCACCTGCTGTACCAATAATTAAAGTTCTTGTCGCAGTCATAAATCTTATGGCATTTACTTGGTTAGATGCAATCGTATAAATAATAGCATCGCTGTCTGCTATTGTTCCTCCAATATTTGCATCCATGTTTTCATAATCACCTGACTTTGAGAAAAAAATAGTTTGAGGTTGTTGAGAAGTTCCTGCAAAAACTAATCGTTGTTCAAAAAAAGTAACGCAAGAAGGATGACCTGTAGTATCTGAGAAAGCTCCTAGCTGCCAATTTGCTGTAGCACTTGCACCTGTAAGAGCTGTGATAATTGTTATGGTTGCGTTTGTTGTATCTGCAACAGCAGTTATTTTTGCATAGCCTCCATTTAAAAAAACAAATCTTCCAACATCTGTTGCAAGAAAACCTGAACCACTATTGATACCTGTTACTGCAGAAGCAACTAAAGCTATTCCTGTACCCACTGCTGACTGTCCAGGATTTAAAGTTGTTGTTGTTGTGTTAGGATCTTGCATTGGACCTTTTGTAAAATCAACATCTGATAAAGTCCAAGCAGTGTGTGAGGTTCTGGATAATTTTTCTACTTCGTGATTGGGGTGGCAAATATACATGACGTCTGCTGATTGTGCAAACTTTAAATCAAACAACTCAGCTTCTAAATAAGGTGTAGACACTTCAACTGCAGAACCACTATCTAATACTTGTCCTTTGTCTTTGTAGATTCTGATGTATTGATTTCCAAACTCAAGCATATAAGTTTGTGTTGTAGAAAATTCAAAAGGAATAAGTCTTGTTTTTTTTGAACTATCTTTTACTTCTGAAATAAATGTTGTGCCTGGTCTACGAGTAGCTGATCCATGAGGATAAACGACAAAATTTTCTAAAGTCTTACACGCTGTTGTATATTTAGCTATGTCATTACGACCATCTAATCTTGGTGAAAACTCTCCACCTGTAAAGTTTGTAAGCTGTGCGGCTACCCTTGCCATGTATTAGAACCTTGAATTGATAAATGTACTTGCATCCATTACATCTGCCATACCTTTATCGGGTTGAGTATTTTGACCTTCTGTACTATCTACAAATCTTGCTTCTCTTAATTTATCTCTAAGAAGATTATACATATTGGCAGTTAAAGGATTAGATGATGTAATCGCATAAGCAATGTCAGCAGCTAGTGCAGCTGATAATGTTTCTCTTAACAATTCATCATATTCATTTGGATCTTCTATTCTTCCAATGTATAAAATTTTTAATGAAGAATTATCTGTTAATATTTTTCTACCTTCTACTTTGTAATCTGAGTCGTAATCAAGAATGGTAAGCAGTCGTAAACAATCTGCAGGTAAGGTATATTGTTTGGTAAATCCCCATGCAGGTGTTGCTGTATCTGCTGCAAGTTGAACTCGTTTTTGTAAACAATTCCAAGGGTGAGATCTAAATATTGAATCTCGTACTTGAGTGAATCTTGCATTACATAATCTCGCATTCTTAGAATCTTCTGTCAATGAAAGGATTGTAGATGCTCCCAGTTGATTTAAAGCTCCGTTACAAATGTCTACTACTGATGCCATATTGTTGCCATATCTCCTGTTGCGTTAGACCTTGTTCATTTGTCTTTTGCTTGTTTCTACTATTAATATCTTTTTCTTCAATAATTTCAACTAAAGCGTATCTATAAACTCTAGTATCGTCTTGCCATTGAAAATGCAATAACTGTTTAGGCTCATCATATAAACCAAGGTTTCTCGGATCAAAATCATTTTTGGTCATCTTTTAATATATATTTACGTCTTAATTTTCTAGGGTGTGTGAGTTGTTGATATATTTCATCTGTAGTTCTGCAGGGTTTAAGATTAAAACCATGATGATGTTTTGATGTATGCTCAAAACGATCTACTAAAACATATCTATAAATGTAATTATTTTTTTTTATATGTATGAACGTTTCTAGTTTTTCTGTCTTCTTCATAAGAAAAGTGGGGGAGATAACCCCCCCACTTAATTGTGATTAGTTTATTACGTATGTAATATTCCAAGACATAGTTCCAATAGTACCACCATCTGCTGCCATTGTAGCAGCGATGTAGTAGTAACCACCTGGATCTGAACTGTCTCCAGCTAATTCATACATTTTTTTACCTGCTGTATCTATGTTTGCAGCTTCAAATCTAACGTCTGCCATTGCACCAGCATCAGCTACCGCAGTTGCGAAAACGTCTTCATCTTTGACTGCACCAGCAGTAGTATAAATTCCAACATTGAATGTACACGAT